CAGACCTGACAGGTGCTGCTGGTACTGAGGGGACGATACAAACCCGCTGGCGTCCGCCGTCAGCCGCCCACTAGCCCCAAACCCGTTAGCGGCCTTGATACGAGCAACATCACTGCTAGGGATTAGTGCAAACTGTCCAGAGTCTAATTGTACTCTCTCGAAACCAGGGGTAGAGGCCTGCTGAAGTCCGCTCCGTGTCAGGGGGGCGGCCCCTCCAGGGGCTACCCCAGTAGGCGAATGCTGCACACCCGTCATGGGATCAATATTCATAGCCGATAAAGCTTCCGACGATTGGTATTGTGGTAGCAATCCGATACCTTGATTGGCGAAATCCGTACCCTTTAGGCTTGAAAACGCCAAGCCTGCTCCTTTAGGCCCAAGTATACCCTGTGCTAAAGGATTAGCGGCGGTCTGAGAGAAAAGGTTTGCGCCAGCTTCCCACGGAACCGCTAATCCCGAAGAAAGACCCTTCGCAAATCCGCTTCCAAATCCGCCAGTGGGGGCGTTAATTCCCCCCATTATACCACTACCAAGAGCCGACGCTCCGTAACTCATAAGACCCGATTTAAGAGCATCCCCCCAGGATCCTCCTTGCAGCTTTGTAACCGCCATGGACGCAAGGATGCCCCCAATACCGGGCAATAACAGATTCCCTACAATGGGAGCCACTATGGGAGCCACTTTCTTCCCAATCTTTTTAATGGCCTTCCATATCTTTTTAAAGAAAAACTCTGGCTGACCCGTTATAGGGTTGATCGAGTTTAGGGAGTTACCCACAACATACCGATTAGGATCCTTAATCCCCATCATCGTCATCTGTTGGAAGAGATCGGCCTTTAAACCGGGGTTGGCTTCCAGAATTTCTTTGGGGACCATGGTCTCGCCTTCAGCGGCGTGGACCATGTAATTATCACCGTAACGACCAAGAGTGGCTAACCCATTTGCTAAAGATTCCGCGGTGGGTTCGCCAGAAAATTTAGGGGTGCTAGATACCATCATCAGGAAAGCTCCAAAACACTCGCAAAGACATAAATCTTCGACGCTGTATCACAGTTACATATAAGCGTGTCGCTGGCCTCCAGAACAAAGGGACCGGCGAGAGACACGTCTGCGAGAGTTCCTATACTGTTCTTCTCCAACGTAACCGTTACAGAAGCGGAACTGTCGTTGATCTTCGGGTACACTACTATAGTCCCAGAATGGCTATTATAAAGATTTATATTCTTTACCACGGCCTGTGTCGCTGCGGGGCAGGTGTAAAGTGTGACATCTCCTGTCGAGCCTACCAAACTAGCAATGTTCTTATACGCCGAAGCCATTATTCCATGAACCACGTTACGCCGTTAGTGTCATCCTCTCCGCTTACCACGGAAGGGAAATCCATTTTCGTCAGGGACATCTCAAGATCTCTTAGGATTCTCACAAAAGTATCTACATCGTATTGATCAGGAGCCATAGGCATCGCGTGATCCAGTAACTTCGCCATTACCGTCTCCCGTCAGGTCTAAGACCAAGTCTGAGATCCCCCAAAGTCCATGTTATATCCGTTGTATCGCTTTCAATTCTGAGTGCAGCCTGTCTCGACCGGCTCCGTAGAAAAGCCTGCTGAGTGGAAGCTTTAACGGCATTGGTGGAGTTCGTGGCTAGACTGTCCCCAGGGTAGTTCCTTGTTTTCAGGATATAATTTACGGAAGCCTCCGCATCACTGCTCGTTATGTCAATATCGGGTATCAAACGATCCATGAACATGAACTGCTCACCATCCCCGAGATCAAAATCAGCGGACTCAATGAAAGCCGTCATAGCGGAACCATCATCATCCTCGCCGTTTTCATGCACGTAGACATAGTTTGTGTCACTTTCTTGGCCGGAACCTCTTGGGTTGTTGTGAATTCCGTAGTCCACCCAAGCAGTTCGTGAAAGAGTGCCTAGATCCCATGTGTTCTCTGTATAGTTAAATTTAACGTAGCGGTCTATTTCGGACGCATCAGCGCTTGGATAGAACCAGAACACTTCGTCAAACATCCTGTTGGATGCGGCGAAGCATTTGAAATTTTGTTCCAGGTTAATGTCGTCAAACACGTAACGTAGAAGAGTGCATGGAATAACCTGAACACGCCCCGTGTAGACAAAGAAGTTTTCGCGGTCCATCCAGAACACTCTGTCCCCCACAGTCGTGACGGCATTTGGCCCTATTATGGACACATTGTTTGCCAGCATACTAATACCAAAAGTAAACGGCGGTCCTACAAAACGCATGGCATGAAGAGACGTATCCGTCCAGACAATCATCTCTTGGCGTGTTTTTTGGGCCGCAATTATCTCTGAACCAGAGGAGATCCTCTGGGCGCCCGCCGTATTGGTAGCCGTAGGAGTCCAGTCAAAAGGACTTTCCTGATCGGACCAGCGGATCATTAACAGATCTTGGGCTGTCTTGCCTATAGGATTGCATCCGAAACATACTATATGGCGATCTGCACCAGACACCATTGTCCTTCGTGTAATGGTAGGGGAATCGGAAGCCCCTGCTTGAGAAGCGAAAGTTGTGGCCCTGTTTCCCAGACCGAGGGTCTTATTCCAATAGTAAAGTGCGCCGTCATAAATATTAAACGCAAGATCCTCGCCCCAGTTGTCTTGAGCCCACAGACGAATATTTGCCCCGGATGATGCAGTAGTGTCCGAGGCTCCTCCGAAGCCTATGAAATCATTAGCTTCTTTAACCGCCACACCATCGTCGTGTGCCGCTGCCGTAGATCCCCTGACTCCTCTTACAACTCCTGCATTAATTGTGTCAGATGATTTGCCCGTGTACTGAAGCAATTCATCGTCAATCATTACAAGCCCAACAAAAGTTATGGTGGCGCCACTGGAAGAACTCGCCGCCGTAGTACCATCATCTCCTCGTGTTAGATCACCGAATACATTATCTACGTTGGTTCCATAGCGAATATTTTCGCTTCCTATCTTAATAGTACCCTTACTGGGGAAACCCGTCGTACTGGCCCCGGCAATAGTTGTGCTAGCATCGGTTAAATCTGCACCCGTTGTAGTAGACGCTGTCTCAAAGTCCGTGGCACTCGTCAGGATGAAAGTTGTATCAGAATCGCTTATTCCGCCACTATCGTTCAAGGTAGTCTGTGAATAACCTGTACTCAAACCTCCCCAAAGACCTGCTCCAAACCCATTACCCGCTACAACCGTGTCAATACCCGTATTTACTTGATAGGTAGCAACAACAGAGGAACCCCCTCCAGCAGTCGACCCGGAAGAAGCGGAACCCCCGGTCGATATTGTGTAACTGTTTGAGTCTACAAGGGTAATCGTATGCTCCGTGTTTAACTGGCCCACCGTAATTCCATCCGTGGCCGTCGCGCCGCTCAACGTGACAAAGTCTCCGTTTACGGCACCATGAGCAGGAGCCGTAACTGTTACAACACCACTGGTTGCGGCGCCTGTTGTAAGGGGATTTGTTCCGAGAGTAGTTGTAGCTCGAATAGGGGTAACATCGTTGTATCCCCCACCTTCTTCTATATAGAATTTGCTTTCTGTTCCGAGGCCCATGTACTTGGAGCCGTCCAACGCGGACCACACATGAAGAGACCGGCCCGTTCCTTGTATGGTATTGCCACTAAGACGGGTCCAGCCACCCATTTTCTCAGGGCGACCTTTGCGAAAACGAACTAGGTCAGAATTAAACCAACCATTTTCATCTCCGTAGGATGTAGTTTCCCGGTTAACTCCTGGACGAAACTGTATCTTTGATAAGGGCATCCTATATTTTCCAAAGCATCCCAGCTAGTAGAACAATAACTGCTCCAGCGGACGTAATCATAACCACTTCTAAGCGCTTTATTCGCTCAATCGTCTCTTTCCACCTCTCCGCACAAACCGCTTCATGAGTATTTAATTTTGCCTGTACTTCTTTGACGGTGGTCATTGTTCTATGACCCTAATTCGGGCCAATCTCCCAGATCGTCACTGTCAAGCAATGTTGCCATCGCTGCTGTATCGGCAGCACTGTCTATTGCCGCCTCCATCGCAGTAGCTTTAGTTCGTATTGCGTCTCTCCAAGTTTGCACATTAGCAGGTATAGCCGTGCTGTTATCTGCTTTGCGTATAACCATCCAATCTGTTTGACTCAATAATGCGCCTTGTTGATTCTTAACAGCCTGTTTAAGTTCAAACCTAACGCCTCTCACCACATTATCGCCGGACCCTGAATCTGCGAGAGGCTTATCGGTACTATTTATTGTACCATCAGGATTTTGCGACCAAATATATAGTCGATCATCTGGAGGGGATTGCGGAATAACCTCAACCAGCCCAGCGGCTTTTTTCTCCTCCAGGGACCACAGATTCCATTGAGGCGACTGGTGAATGCCATTGTCATCAAGCCATGAGCGACCTTCTCTTAAAACCCTGCTTCCATATTTAAACATATTAAATCCTACCTTGCTCTGGATACTTTAAAGGGTGATTCAGCAAATGCTGCATACACCATTCGTGTAGAACTCTGATTTACAAAGGCCGAACTGTCCCTGATTTTAAATCCGTTGGAAAGAAGGTCAATGGATTCTGTAGTATCAGCACTTGTCGTATTTGGAAACAACGCCTTGTTATTTACATTATAGGTAACCCGTGCATTATCCCAAATAGCCCAATTCTCGGCGGCAGAAACATTCTTTACCATGACAAAAGCCGGAGAAATACCTGGGGTTAACACCATAGGGCCATCTACTGTACCGCTTCCCGTATAATATCCGAACGAACTGAACCCCCAGACCTCTGAAAATAAGTAGGCAATATATGCTTCCGTATTAGTGTTGACCTCCGCTCCTGTTCCAAGACTGAAAACACTACTAGTGGGCGCTGTATCGTTCCAGCGATCAGCAGAATCAACCGCTGCTGCTGTAGTATTTAGAACCAGATAATCTGTTTGTGGGTCACTCGCAACATCCGCATGGTAAACCTGCCATGCATCCGCCTGATCCCGGTTTTTCACAACAATCATTTTAGGAATAGCAGATAAGGAATGCGAAATGGTTCGCGCAGATCCGCTGCCTGTATAACTGACTATATCAAAGCCCGGTGTTGCGCTTTCAAGCCATTGCCAACCTACATATTTTTCGGTGTTGGTATTAACTTTAACGTCATCCCCAAGACTAAAGCCATCACTGTCAAAACTCGTCAGGGTATCGGCATCTGTTGTTTCTGCGGTTACAGCATCTGAACTCAAAACCTTGGTTGCAGTGCGAACACTATCCGTAAGTACATGGCTGTCGGTTGCATCACGATTCTTGATCCAGACAAGATTTGGCTGAAAAGTACTGTTTCCGCTTTGGTCTATTGATTGTGTACTACCATTTCCGGTGTAAATGGTGGGCTGAAAGGAAGAACTACTATCTGCAACAGCACTGTCATCAAGGTTAGAGGCGCATAAAGCAAGAAATCCACTGGGTGGCGTGTAGTAAAAATCTCCTTGATCGTTACCATCCGTATTATTTTGTGCCGTCTTCTCCCCAGCAAAACTGGAGTCCTGTCCAAAGTTTGCTGTGTAATTCTCGTTGACCGGCGGGGACATTCCAAATGTATATTCCCCCGCCGTTATATCATAGGTTGGATCAGTACCATTGGCGGGATCCCCGGCAGAACCGCCAGATGGTGTGTGCCAAGTATTATTCTTCCCTACCCACAGTTTGTTGTTATCTATATCAATGGCTATTTGAAAAATATCCCCCGCAGCACCTGCGCCAAAGGATGTTACTGTTTCACTTCCATTGGTAAATGCTCCGTTCCCGGTATAAATAGAATAACCCAACCCGTATCCGGAGGTCGTATATCCAATGTAGTATTCCCATTGTTGGTGGGTTAAATCATTAACACGATGGACAGCAAGAACGTAACCGTTCGAACCAGTGTTGTTTACTTGCAAACTTTCCGCATACCACTTGCCACTAGTCATTGGAAAGGTTGCAAGTACACTGTACCAAGCACCTGCATATCCAATACCTTTTAGGGCACCTTCCTGTAAGGGCTGATTTGCTTGCTTGTCCGTGAAACTTAACGTGCAGTAATTATTGGTAGGTGTGTCGAGAAGCTGATCGGTGGCAGCAATGTTTGTTGCTGTCCAATCGGAACCGCTGCCGCTGTTTTCCCCCATGGCAGAACTGTTCGAGAACGTCAGGTACATTTCTCCACCGGACTTCTCTACTGGAATCCATTGACCCGTCGTGCCGCTTGTTTCCCCAAAGGCTGTAACAGCCGTCGTGCCTGTTCTTAGGTGAACATCTGCGGCATACCCGTCAAAATCATCAAATAGTTTTGCGTTGCTAAGATCAGTGGTTGTGCAGGAGCCAACGCTTACACCATTCACGTAAATTCCATTATTGGATGCGTATACATGATACCAGCCACCGGAATCTCTAAAGAGCGCTGTCGTGCTTGTCCCCTCGACCTCCAAAGTATCATCAGAGTTGAAATGAATTTCACCACCGGATGCGCCTAAAATTAAACTTTCCACACTGAGCTTGGACCTTTTTATCCAGGCACTAAATGTCCAGGGTTCAGACAAGGTGTAGGTCAAAGATAATTCTGCGCTGACACCAAATCGACAGGATTGGTCTATCTCAAAAGCCTCGCCACCAGAACCAAACTGTGTCGTACCAAATACAGGCATTAGCTAAAAGCCTTCTGTACTGCACCAAGTTGAATAGACGCCGAAGCCTTTACAAAATACGGGATAATATCAACAGCACTTGCTGCGGTACTCAATGTAATGCCAGAACCTCCCGCAGTCTCGTAATCAGTGCCCAGACTTAGCGTTCTAGAACCAGTACCATCCTGAATACAAACGATAACACCGGATTGTCCTACCTGTTCGGTCGAAGGATTGACGAGCGTTACATTTCCCGTAAAGGTCAATACAAAATTCTGATTGGCTCCGAAATCCAGGGTTACATTACCTGTGTTCGAAGTGTCCGTATCAGTAGTAGCTATAAGCGTACCGGTGACCGTAGTGCCAACAGAAGTAGTAGCAAACTTTACGCCATCATTGAAATAAAGGGAAACAGCGCCATCATCAACAAAGGTAGCAAGGGTCTCTGACGTACCTAGAATATCTACCTGATTACCACTCCCAATCTTTAGATTTCCCGTTCCATTATCCGTAATGTAGGAATTAGATGCGTCATGATACAATTGAAGATCGCCACCGGTCCCAAGCTCAATCTTAGCATCATCGGGGAAACGAAGATCGTCAGTTCCCGTAGGAACCCCGCAAACCTCCCCATCAGCGTCATTTTTTATGGTGATATCGTTGGTTGATCCTTGTCCTGTTAGGATAAGACCTTCTGCCGAGGTATAC